TTCAAGGATCTTTAGAAAATCCATCAGCTGTGATTACATTTGATGGTGTAGACTACTATCCCAGCATGCCGGGTGCTTATGAAACCCCAGACGAAACTGAAGAAGCTTGGCAACAAGCTGAACAAACGTATCCCGGTATCGTTTGGTCAAACAAACCCAAAGGATCAAATCGTGCCTTTGCTGTGCTAAAATTCGACGGTCCAGCTAAAGGTAAAAAAAGTTATTTTGGTAGATTTTTTAATGATATAAAACCCGACATGGCCGGCGCATGGGGAAATGGTGCGTTGCCGGGTGGATGGCAATTAAATAAAATCACTAGTCTCAAAGGCACTTATTATAGATTAAAACCCGCAGACTTGTTTCCAACTGATTCAACTTTTGCTACCCCTACCAGCTGCGTAGCTGCCATTGGTACTCGCCCAGGCACAACACCAGATCAATTGGCTATTATTGACAAAATTCGTCCTGGTATGAAAGAACTGCTGACCAAAAGATTTCCAACATTTGAAAACGTGGGCGAAATGGGCACTGCTGTCCGTGACGATCTCGGTGAAACAATAGGACCCATTGCACTGATACAAGGAATGATTAATACACAAGGTGCCGAGGCTGCTAGAAAAGATATTTTAGGACCCAACGGCAGCTACAGTGGTGCAAGTATCTACTTTCCGGCAGATAAAAATAACGGACTAGTTGATAGTTACATTACTACACCAGGTGGCATCGAAATTGGCCTTTCCAGTAAAGGCGAAAAAGGCGCAAAGGCCAGCGTTAAAAATATTTTAGATGGTGTAGATACTGCTCGCGAAAAAGGCATGACCGATCTACTAAACAAGTATGCCGAAGAAATCAAAATAATCGAAGAAGTAGGGACACTAAGTAGTCTTGAATTTCCGTTGAAATTGGGCATAAAGCAAGGCCTAATCAATGCCGGGCAAGCTAAAATAATTGTTGAATTGGTTAAATCTGGTGCAAAATCCTTAGATGCTGTTCCTATGAATAAACAAGATTCAGCTGTGCTATCAGGGTTGATGAAAGATATTAAGGCCAAAACAGATAATACAAGATACAATACTGGTTATCATATTCTCAGTAGTTTGGCACGCAAAGTGGTACAAGAGATCAATACCAATTTGAAATTCAAAGAGTCCTGCTTGAAGTTCCTTAACACTAGTCCCATTATACAATTACACCTTAGAGCCAACATGAAAGGCGATAATGTACAAGTAACTGGGTTTGACAGCAAGTATCCACCAGATTTTAAAGGCGATGTTGGGTTAGATGCCAGCAAGGTTTATGCTGCCACTGGTATCATTGGTCGTGTTTCTTTTTCTTACGATCCTTATGGCGATGGCTTGCCAGATGCAGACGAAACTGACAATATACCTCCAGAACCTGCAGTGATTGACAATGAAAAACTAGATGCTATTGGTCAACAACGCAGTGGAATTAAAGCTGCTAGAATGACCCCTGCTCCGTTGGGTACTAGAGAACCAATAGGCGACAAGCAATCACTAGGACGAGAACGTCGTCGTCGTTAACCTATTGCGTCGCAGATGTTGTAGCTCAGTGCTTCTTCGGCACTGAGATATATGTCTTGAGGTGGTAATAAAACTTGTTTGATGGTATCTTCATCCAAACCAGTGCTTTCCTGGTAATGACGAACCATTCTTTGTTGTGTCAATTCAAACTCTTTGACAGTGGCAAACAGTTCATGTGCTTTGCCAGCCGATCCCCAACTAAACTGATGACTTAGTACACTGGTGTTGGGTGTTAGCACACGTCGTCCTCGAGTTCCGGCTAAAAATATCAACAATCCGCAGCTGGCAATTTGCCCAAGCCCTACTGTTTTAACTGGGATCCTGCTGGCCTTGATTACATCAATGAGTGCAAATGCCGGTTCCAGGTCGCCGCCTTCGCTACAGATCATCAACAGGAGTTCTTTGAGTTTTTTCTTTTTTACAAAGTTTTCATGCAAGATCCACTCAATCACTGGCTTGATAGAATCAGTATCAATTCCGCCCATAAGCACCATCATGCCGTGATCATTCAGGGCTTGGCTAGGGTCTGCTGCAGGTAGGTCTTTTTCTATTGACATGGATTAAAAAGATAAAGGCAATACTGTTATTATACAGTACTGCCTTTACTTATGTCTAATAATATGAATATATTATTTTGAACTAAATGCCTTGGTCCAATCAAATGCTGCTGCTTCTTTTGCAGTTTTGGTCATGTACTCAGCGGCTGTTTCTACTTGTTTAGCAAAACTTTTGCTAAATTCAACTTGCTTGTCAGTTAGATCTAACAAGGCTGTTTTAACTGCTTCTGGTTGTACATAAGCAATGGCTGACTTGGCGTTTTTTGCGTAAGTGTCTACTAGTGTTTCGAATGTGAACATGGTGTTCTCCTTAATGTGTTTATTTATCAATTATATTGCATTGCAGCAATTTTCGCAAGTTTTTTGGATAAATTTGTTTATCTAAATAACCCAACTAAATATTTGTACAAAACATTACCAAGGAGACACGGATGTTTAAAGCAATTAAAGAATTTTTCATGGGCAAGCCGGCACCAGTGGCAACACCAAGAGCAGAAGAAGCACCTTACAAGATTGAAGCACCTGTTGTGGCTGAAGCAGCACCTGCTGTTAAAAAATCTACACCACCACGTGCTAAAAAACCTGCGGCAGCAAAGAAGCCAGCTGTGGCCAAACCTGCGGCAGCAAAGAAGCCAGCAGCACCACGCAAGCCCAAGACTCCAGCAGCCTAAACAAACGTCTTTAACTAAATAAGGGTGTAGTTCGCGGGCGGGAACCCCAACTACACTAACGCTTTCAAGGAGCATCAGCAATGACTATTTATTTGTATGTTAAGACCCATCGTAAAACAGGCTTAAAATACTTAGGCAAAACTACATCAACTAATCCGCATACCTATCACGGGTCTGGCGGCATCTGGAAACAACATTTAAAAGAACACGGTATTGATTATGATACCAAAATTATTCGAGAATGTCAAACCAATCAAGAACTATCTCAGTGGGGACGATATTATAGCGAGCTTTGGAATGTAGTTGAAAGTTCGGACTGGGCTAATCAAATTCCCGAGACCGGTGGCGGTGGTAATCATACAGAAGAAAGAAAAGAACTATTTAGGCAACAGCAACTTGGTAAAATGAAAGGAACAAGATCCGAGGAACACAAGAAAAATTTATCTGCTGCCACAAAAGGAATACCTAAGCCAAGATCAAAAGAACATCAACTTGCCTGGAACGAGTCGTCAAAAAGAAACTGGGATAAAAATCCAGAAAGAAAAAAACAACAAAGCGAACGTATATCAAAGCTCAACAAAGAAAGAACAATTACAGAAAAAACACGAGAAAAAAGAAGACAGTCTATGTTAAAATATTGGGAAACTAAAAAGTCCCAGTCGGTCTGATATATTCTGCAAATTGATCTCGCCCTAAGTTCTTAGATTTGCTTTCACATTGAATATCAAAGTTGGGACTGAAGCTCGCGGCCCACGCATTTACAGCACGATTCCAGTAGAAGTCGGAATGTGCTCGCAATTTTTGTTTCTTGAATCCCTGTGCCAACAGTTGAGTCATATCCGGTAGGACATCTGGGTCATGTCCTACCAGTACATCTTCGCGACTAACACTGTAATGCATAGCAGGACGTACACCACGCCAGCTATCCAGTACACGCTTAACGCGATCCGAATTCGGGTCCAAATACTCGCCTTCTCTGATCCAGTTATGATGAATATCCAGAACAATGGGAACAACATCACCAAGGCTGAGACAATCATCTAGACCCCATGAATTTTCTTCGTTTTCGATTGTAATAGTATTCCTAGCTTCCGGGGAGAGGCGACCCAGGACTTTCCTGATACCATCAGGACCTTGACGCCCGCTGATGTGTACGTTGATCTTAAAATCTTGGAAACTTTTACCATATCCCATCCATCTTGCCATGTCTGCATGATACTCAAACTCCTCTATAGATCGTTCAACAATGTTTTCGTTCACACTGGCTAGGACACAAAACTGGCCAGGGTGAAAGCTGAGTCTCACTCCCAACTGTCTTGCTCGCTCACCAATGGGTGCAAATATTTGTTCCAAGTGTCTTTGTATGTCTGCTTGCTGCCACCATGTAATCCAGTCAGGTTCGGTGTAGCCTTGTAGCATTTCACTGCCCAGACGAACCATACGCAAGTGATGAGGTAAACTGCCCACCCGTTCCACCATGCGTAGTGCAGCGGCTGCGTTGTGGTTCATGATATCCCACTGACGCTGTTCTGCTTCGTTTTTATGTTCGCGTAGCCAGCGCATGGTGGTGCTGCGTCCGTTTAGGTCGCGGCTTTCGCTAGTGGGTTTACGGCCAGCACATTCCGCCGGGTGATCGATCCATTTACAACAGAAACCAACTCGCGGTGTCATCCAGTTCTTACCTTTATTTGATCGCCATACTTTAACATGAGAAATGATAGGTAGGCGCAGTTATCGGGAGAGTTGACATGTATTTCTAAACTATTACGATTAGTACAAAAAGACCATTCACTACCAATAGGTCCAAACTCAGATCGAAAGTTCTTAATCAGCTGAACACGATCATCATAGGAAATACCAGGAATAGTATAGATATTAGTCATTGTGCTAGTAATTGTAGCACATTCTCCAAGGTATCACAAGTGAGATTGGGGAGATCTTGGTAGGTCTTTTCAAGTTGTGGTGGGTGGTCGATTAGGACAAACTGTTGGTCGGGATTGTTTGCAATCAAACTGCGTATCAGACCATACCAATTTCGAAGTTTATGTAATTCGAAACGGTCTGATATTTCGCCAATGGGCAGAAATACAAAACCCATCATCAGCACTATTTCGCTGGTGGCAGCGGCCAAGTGTAAGCTGACAATGTCTTCGATATGGTCAACTTCTTGATCAAAGTTTCCGCCATAGTATTTGACACCAGTTGGTCTGCCCAGGTCCTGATGGTGTTGTTCGGGCAGGTAAAAATTGCAGTTTTTTTGAAAGTCTCTTTGCAGTAGTTCTCGGGCCTTGCTGAGATTATGACATACCACATTGTCAGTGGCACACGATCGCCAAGTGGTCCAAGAACCCCAAACAGGACCTACATTTTTCATTGTATCAATGTCTACAGCAGGATCGATATGATGACCAGCAGCAACTACCCAGGTTATATTCATCGTGCGCTGTGTAGTGACTGCCACTGGAATGCACCCAGGCACACCCAGGCAAATGGTGTCCCTGGCTTGGGATCCGAGTTTAACACCAGGTCTCCTCTGGTGCCACTATAGCCAGGCACAGTGCCAGAATGACTGATTCGATGTCGTCCCACACGCAGTTGTTTTATTGTGGTCAAGCCATCTGTATCTATTTCGATCTGCGGCACACGATTGACACCGATTGCTAAATTTTGCAAACGAGCAGTGCCCACAAAAGCCTGTTGTTTGCTGAGTTTGCCGGCAATTACACTGACTTCTTCGTCCCATACAGACAAAGCCATTTCAGGTTCTTGTGTGTTGATACCCACTCTGCGACCCGACACATGCATGGTTTGTCCAAATTGAGCTGAGCCTGCTACTTTGAGAGACTTTAATGTGCCAGTTGATTGCAAGTGACTGTCTACTACCACAGCACTCAGCGTATTGTTTTCGATTAAGCGTTGATTGTCGATCAGCACAGATTCGAAATTTATGCCTTCTAATTTGGCACGTTCTAACACCTGTTGAACAAGATCTTGATGCCATTGTTCAGTTGTGGCTGTTAGCACTTGTTGCGAAACAAGATCTTTAAGTTCTCTCCAGGAACAATTGTCAGTGTTGATGGTGCCACTTACAATCAAGTTCTTGATTGAAAGATCTTGCGTGACTTGAACATTCTTTGCCACAAAGTCTCTCTCAACAACAACTACTCCATCCATCACTGTTAGTTCTGTATCTTGTGCTTGGTCAACAATACCGTTGGTACGAAAATCTTTTTTAAGTCGATCTTGCCAACGGTTAATGCCTTGATCTATATGAGTTACTAATAGAGAATTAATATCAATTGACTTTAGCAGTTTCGACAGTCTGTCAGACATAGTCTGATTGACTTGATTTTCAATTTTTTCAATCCATTCTTGATCAACTACCAAAGCGTTAATTGAAGAAGCTACTAATTCTTCTACTCCGCGATCAACTGCCTGTGTAATAAGATCTTGGTTGATATAGTTTTTTAAGTCAGGCACTGATCCTTGTTCAAATAATGTAGACACAGTGGATTTCACTGTGTCTACCAAGTCCGGAACTGTAGAAATATTAGAAAACTTTGCAATGATTCTAGTTTTTATAGATTCAATAATTGTTTGTTCAATTTGATTAATCCAATCTTCGTTGGCCATCAAGACTTGAATTTGTTGGTCAACTGACGATTTTATTTGTTGCTGTACTAATTCAGTTGCTGGCAAGATATCAATCATTATTTCTCCATGTATCAAGAGTGACGCAATGAAAACCGCCACCCAGTGTACGACTATGTCTTAATTCGTGAGGTATAACAGTAAAACTCCATTGTTCCAGTTTCCGAATCAACGCAGTTTGATGTCGATCAACAATTACAGTGTGAGGATCTACAACCAACATGTTCATGGCAATCCATTTGCTGGCATATGGGTATTGATAAAAATCTTGAGCAACAACTTCATCGACATAAATTTTGTCCCAAGATTTAAACACATTCGGGCAGTTTTGTTCATTTACTCTGGCAGCGTTTAACAGGACCAGACCTTCTCGTAACGGCACCACAGTAGAATCAATATGCACACCAGCGTAGAAATTGCAGGTTTCTATTTTCCAATCTGGTAAGTTTGCTGCCAGCCATACGGCTGCTGCTCGATTACCGCTGGCACTTTCCAAGTACAACAAGGTATCGTTGAGTCTGCAGACATTGGCAGCGTCCAACACAAACTCAGATTCTCTGGGCATTTTCAATACTCGATTACCGTACAAGACTGCCTGCAATGATTCAGTTTCCATGTTGCGACAAGAATAGTGCATGTTGGTGTCAACAATGGTATCGCCTGCAACCAGTAAACGATCACGAGGACAATAGTTATACATACCATCTAGCGCAACAAAATCCAAGTCTGTGGGACGATGTACTATTACTCCTGCTTGGCGCAGTAGGTCACATAGTCCTTCGAGGTCATGGTTGGCTTCGTCGATAATCCATTTAGGAACAGGTCCGCTGGGCAAAGGCGAATCCTTCCACAATGTAGTTTCTGCTTCGGCTCTAAATACAGGATCATTCACCGGCCAATTGGCATTGGTAGCTGTGCCAACCACTATTTCACGCAGTGTATCCCACTCATTGTACGAAGATATTTTCATCGGGTACACCTGTAATTTGTAATGTATAGCGGTCTGTCATGCCCATGTTGGCAGCCAAGTGTCTGCGATCGTTTCGCCAAATCACTGTTTCTCCCGCTGTCCACCCTACAACAGGATCTTCATTGATTTCAAAATAATGACCCGACTGCCAATTCTCTAAGAATACTATTGCTCTAAAAATTGTGTCGGGATCTTGGATTCCGTAGATCTCGCGGAACCTAGCGTAGGTATCTGTATGGTTAGGTAGCGTAGTTCCTGGGCCCATACGATACACTGACCAACTAAAATGCTGCCACGGAAATAACTTGCGAAACGGTTCAATCCATGCAGGCTCTGGGTTACGCATATCATACATGTCACCAGTGAACCGAGTTTGTGTATAGCCAAGGCTTTGCCATCGAGCTAAACTTTCAGGATCATTAAACGGTTCGTTGCTGTAGGAGAGATTTCTGTGTTCTAATCCCCACCAAGGATAATCAATGCGATAATGTTGACGCATACTAAACTATTCGCGTGTTGCCATAGTGTATGACCTCACATCCGGCTACTTTGGTAATGGCACGCCACGGATCAACAACGACTGATCCTGGTTTAATATCAAAATAGAAGGCATCTGCTTTTTCTTCACCGGTATATCCGTATGTGATTGATCTATTGTGTGCCATTAGCACCACAGCTGGTACATCAACATTTTCAGTTACACTGGTAGTGTCGTCAGCTAGGGGATCAACATAGTGAACAGATACATTGTGTTCTTTGATGTAATGTCCTATTAGTGTTGAATAACTTCCAATACAATAAGGCACGTCTGGCTTGTAGGCTTTGCCATGAATGATGATGGGCAGTTTACGTCCTACAGCAATTTTGACCAAGAAGTCAGCCATGTTTTTGGCTTGCACTTCTCGGGCATGCATGATTGTGTCAAACAGGTCATATCCAATGTCGTACTCTTTGGCCAACCAACGCAGAGCAATGTTGTCGCGCGGATGACAAGCACCTGCATCACCCATACCTGCTGTCATATACTTAGGTCCCATGATACGCATGGTACTCTTTGCTAGTGCACCTGTTACTATGTCAACATTGATGTTGCCAATCTTGATGGCAAAGTCTTGGATCATGTTGGCAAGGCCGATCTTGGCTGAAATAAAGGTGTTATAGAATATCTTGATAGCTTCGCACTCGTCCCAAGTACCAATTTCGTAGCGTGGATCGTTTTGCATGATGCCTTTGTAGATGTCCACTAGCTCATGAGCCAGACCGTTCCAGTTGCCGTCTTCGGTACCAATCATGATCATCTCTGGATTGACCATGTCCCATTTAACTGATC